TTATCTAAAGAAATTTCTAAATTACCGTTATCTTTTACTACAAAGGATAAATTGAAATGTTCTCCTGTCGATGTTGATAAAGTGAATTTATAATTAAAAGAAGAATTTTTATACATATAATGGATGTACTAGCTATTCACCAGAATATAAAAAAAAAACTACATTTATATGTTTCAACGCGCAGAGTTCCACATATTATATTTTATGGACAGGCGGGATGTGGAAAGAGACATATTTTGAATTATTTAATTAATCTCATCTATTCATCACCAGAAGAAAAAAAGAAATACGTTATCTATATCAATTGTGCCCATGGAAAAGGCATTCGATTTATTCGCAATGAGTTAAAGTTTTTTGCAAAAACAAATATTCAAAATAAAAGAGGAAAATTCTTCAAAAGTATTATCTTATTCAATGCGGATAAATTAACAACAGACGCACAATCAGCTTTACGTAGATGTATTGAGCAGTTTAGTCACACAACCCGTTTTTTTATTATTGTAGAAAATCAAAATAAACTGCTAAGACCTATTTTATCTCGTTTTTGTAATATACATATTCCTCTCTATAATGAAAATGATACTGCTATAAGTCTCCACAAATATATTAAAAATCAAATTATAGGAAAAAATAACCCCTTCATAAACAAACGTCATAAATGGCTGAAAACCAATATAGAAAAAAAAAGTAATTACACAAATATGCCAAAGTTTATATTTTTTTGTAAAAAACTATATGAAAAAGGTTATTCTTGTTTAGACTTAATGAAAATATTAGAAGAGAGTAAAATATTGTCTGTTAAGAAGAAATATTTATTATTAGTTTATTTTGATAAAATAAGAAAGGAATTTAGAAATGAAAAAATACTAATATTTTATCTTATTTATTTTACATTTATGCGTACAAATATAGATTTAGAAAATATTATCGCAATGTAAAATGGATGATTATAATATATCGGCTATTTCGGAAGCTAAAAATGAATATTCGGCACGCTTAGTGAATATATTAACCCCACTCCTCATCGAAGGAATTAGATCAATCTTTAAAGAAGCATTAGAATTATGTATTTCCAATGATGAAAAAGATAAGTATTTAATGACATTTCAAAATTTTTTGACGAGAGTGCCAAAATGGAACCAAACAATTCTCGAACAGGAAGCTAAGAGAATTGTTCAAAAAAGCGGATGTGTTTATTTAGAAGATTTAATCACGTGCGTTCATATTTCTCAGCTTAAAATTCTCACCAGCATTCGTGTAGCAAGTAAGCAAAAAAAAGTAGATATAAATATTCCAAAGATTTCTGTTTTTGTGCATAATTGTTATATTCAATTCGCCAGAAAGTTATATTCGAATGTCTATTTATTTGAAACCAAGATAGCTTCTCTTCAAATTCAAAAAAATCATAGGGAATGTGAGTTAATCTGCAACGAATGTATTCTAAATGTTATACGGGACAATATTCCTGTAGATAAGATATTGCGTGCTTATATTGATGAAACAATAGAGGAAGAGATTGTGATGGAGCAAAAATTAGAAGAAAAAAACACCGAACCTCCACAACATAGCGAAGTTGCCTCGAAGATAGAAATATCAAAAGAGGTGGAAGAGGAAAGTAAGGTAACAAAGGTTCCAGAATCGGAAAGTAGTCGCGAATTAAATAAAGAAATTAAAAAGGAAGCAGCAAAAGCAGACGAGACGGATAGTAAAACGGCAGCGGTAGCCAACACAAAAGAAGAGAAAACTCCTCTAAAAGCACCAAATGTTAGCCCCTCGTTACTAACATCTGTAGTTACCCCGCCGCTTCGGAAAACGATACCGCCGCCAAATACGTCCCCCGTAGTACCCACGAAGTTATCTTTTAATGATAAAGATAAGGTTATTAACTATAATAAGAAAGAAAATGTAGCAAATATTCAGACAAATAAAGTGGAAACAATTATAGCCCCCAAAACGTTACAAAGATTAGAAGCAGTCAGTGCACAACGTCATAAAGAACGCCGCGAAGAGGAAGCTAAGGACGACGACGACGACGATGAAAAAATAAAAATCTTAGATACGCCTGCCGAGCTTTCATTGGATGTATTAGATATTCATGTCTTAGATGATAAAGTTAAACTTCAAAAAGAAGTATTATCAAATGTCGTGGAATTAAAATAATGCGGTTAAAAAGAAATAACATTCTTTCTTTACATAATAAATGAAGACATCGATTTTTATTACAGCGGCTATTATGTCTTTTTCCTATTTTTTCTTTAAATTTCTTGAAATGCGCTTTCTTTTAAAAGAAAACAAACCCTTTAAATATATTCTTCGGGATACGCTTATTGTTTATTTTAGCGTATTAACTGGAAATTTCATTTTAGAACAAACCGGCCCATTAAAAGATTTTACCACATCACCCACTATTTTTACCAATATCCCCGATTTTTAATTAACAATAATATTCTATAAAAATTCTTATTGTTAATAGATAACTTCAGTCTATTCTATATAGCTGGGTAATGTATCAATATTCATCACTTTTGTTTTTCGTTTAATTTTTTTCCTACTTGTTATATATTTCTGAAAAAGTACATTTTTTATTTGAGTTTCAGGTATACAATGATGAACTGTCCTAGCTATCATCTTGTATAGTTTAAAGTCTGGATATCTCTCATCCCCATTGGTTTTATATAAAATATTTCGCCCTTTATCATCCGTACACCATTGAACAATTAATTTAGCAATGGGATCCATTATTTTATTCTTTTGATCCAAGTCGTCAATAAAGTAATCAAAAAGCGAACAACCCAGACGACATAAATCGAAACTCATATTGGGTTCTAAACGAGGTTTTTTATTGTTAAAATAGGGTTCACAATTATATTGCGTAGCAGCATCTCCATCGGAATGATAACTATCACTACAAATCGTTTTTCCTTTATACTTATAAATAGCTCTGCCAAAATCAATAATTTTAAAAAGACGTCCAAATGTAGGAACTTTATAATATGTACCATCATATTTGTAATATAAATATTTCTTATCGGTTTTTTGAAACATAATATTATTTGTATGAAGATCATTATGGGTAAAATGAAACATTTTTTGATAGATGACCAATGTAATAATAATTTGAAATAAACATGCTCGCCATTCCTCATCATCAAATTCAAGTCCCGCTTCTAAGCAGGAATCAAGCGTTTGGTCCATACATTCGAGACAAATAATTTGAATAGGAAAATCAAATAAAATGGCTTCAAGAACATCATCGCCATCATCGTCATCTTCGCTATAAACACTGTCTGTATCTTTATCTGACCTTTCCACTTTTGCGTTTCTCTCATTTAAATTGTCTTCATCGCCCGAGCATAGGTCATCTAAATCATCTTCACTCTCTGATCTTTCATTGGATGTATGTGATGACTTCGAAGAACAAGTAGAACTGGATAATTTAGAATTTGAAAATTGTTTGATTTTTCTCTTTATTGAACATTCAAAAACTAGATTGTTCGAAAGATCACCCGTTTGTTGGGGTTCTATGCTTTCTTTCTTTTCAAATACCTCACCAAAAGATAACTCACTAATATTCTGAGTGGCAAGAATTTCTTCCTTATTTAAATCACTCTTAATAGAGATTTTTTTAAAATTACTCCGTGTAGAATTTCCCCAATAATCAGAAAAATCCTCATTATTTATTTTAAATAATGTATTACAATTTTTACTAAAAAATTTACTTTCGCTGAGATAATCCAAATCATCAAAAATATTAATCGAAAACTCAGACTTTATCCCTAAAAAAGAGCCAAAAAAATCAAGACAGTGTAATATATTATGATGATGTAATACTTCACTAGAAAGATAGGAAAAGAAAGAATCTACATATGCGGCATTATTGGCATCTAAGACTTTCTTATGGCATAAATTATTCTCCAGGGTGGGGAGTATTTTCTGTTGTGAAGGTGTTAAAACATATTTTCCTCCCAAATATTTGACTGGATCCAATAGAGGAGAGAATTTAAAGAATGTTTTTTTTTTTCTCTCATTATTCGAGTTAGTAACAATACATTCATATTTATTCAAACTGTCTAAAGATTTAATACTTTTAATATGATAAAAATGGTTTAAATTACATTTATTGTAATTTTGTGAAGAAAAAGAGAAAAAATTCTTATAGATGGGAATATAATTTTGTGGTGTGGAAATCCCATTCTCTTCTAAAGCCTTAAACAGCTCTGTATTTTCATTTTTCTGGTAAAAAACGGATATCATTATTTATTAAATATAAGTATATAAATATTTAATATCTTCCGAATATCTTTGTGTTCGAATAGAAAGTTTATTATTTAGAAAGTTAAATATTTAGTAGATGCGTAATAACAACTTTATTTTTAATATTTTTATTTTTTAGTATGAACTTGGAGTTAAAAAAATTCGATATGAAAAATATCCAATTTAATGCGGGACAAACACAAGGTCCAGTCATTGTCTTAATCGGACGGCGTGACACAGGTAAGAGTTTTTTGGTCCGTGATCTCCTCTATTACCATCAGGATATTCCAATTGGTACTGTTATCTCAGGGACGGAGGCTGGGAATGGTTTTTATGCAGAAATGGTTCCCAAACTATTCATCCATGAGGAATACAATACGGTTATTATTGAAAAAATTTTAAAACGACAAAAGATTGTTTTGAAAGAAATTAAGAGAGAAATTCAGGCATATAAACATTCGAGTATTGATGCGCGCACATTCGTCATTTTAGACGATTGTTTATATGATAATACTTGGGCACGTGAAAAATTAATGCGTCTGCTTTTTATGAATGGTCGTCATTGGAAAGTTCTTTTAATTATTACGATGCAGTATCCGCTAGGTGTACCACCTAATTTGCGCACCAATATTGACTACACATTTATCCTTCGAGAACCTTATATCA